ATTGCACCAAGTAATACACTTAAACCTCTCCAAGGAGTGTTTTGATGAATGATTCTAACAGGATCGCCTTTTTTATAAGGTTTTCTTGTTGGAAAACTTGTACAACCATTTTTAATTACATGACATCGTTCAGTTGGTATATCAAATGCCATTCTAAATTTTTCATAACTCCAATTAGAATTAAATACATACCAATCATATTTATTATGATTGTTTCGATCTTTGAACCAAGGTGCAATATTAGGTTGATCGTATGAATTTTTTTGCCAAAGTATATTTGGTTTAGTTGGATGTAATGGAATCTTTTCAGGTACAGAAGTCGTTATCTGTACTTGCTCCAATAGTTTTTTGTCAGCATGATTTTCTAAAAACCCATGCTGGAGTTCAGTTCCACCTTGAGGTAACATTACTTGGTTTTACCAAATATATCCAATGATGCAACTGTTATTTTTTGATTAATCTGTAAATCTTCGGCAGTAGTATCAGTATTAGAATCTTCAACATCAGCATCAAATTCTTCTTTACTAGCGTACTTTACGTTAGTTCTTTTATTGAGAATTTCTTCTTCTGCTTTAGCTGGTAATACTGGAACTTCCTTACCGTCTATTATTACTGTTTTAGTCATGGTCTTCCTTGTCTGTTATACTTCTTATAATCCCTTTTTTCATTTTTGTTAAGTGTCTTCTTGTGACGTCCAGGACGTTTCTTAGGCTTTGGACGAGGGACATAGTGTGTAAATTTTTGTTTAGCCATTTTGGTCTTCTCTACTTATTTCTAATATAGATATAACTGCTGTTATAGCGTCCGTGGTCGATGTTTCAAGTGCAATAGAATCATTTTCCTCTAGTATAATAGGCCCCTTTGCAACGTTACAAATCGTAGGACCACTAATATTTGCGTAAGCTATTTGATAAGTAGTTGATGCAGAGTCATCCGTGATCGAAGCTTTACAGATCTTCGACCCCGATTCATTGGTTATTTGAATATTTTGTATAATACCTCTAGCGTTAGATGGAGCTGTATACAGCGTTGTAGATGCTGTAGTTGTTGGATCATAGAATGCGTTTTTATAAAAGTTTGCCATTATGTTAAATCAACCCATTTTAATGTGCCACAAATATCATCACCATTACTGCCTCCTTTTGCACACAGTGTTAATGTATCAGAAGAACCTGCAATTGTCTGTCCTAATTGATAGGCAAAGTTAAATCCTTCTCTTGAAAACTGTAAATTATTTGCACCTTTACCAGACAAATATGCTTGGCCAACAACCGTTCCTCCTGTAATAGTTGTAGTTCCTGTTAAATCATATTCTACATTATCAGAATAACTTGTATATGAAAATGCCGTGCTCGGTGTTGCATTAAGTCTTAACTCTATTTGAAAATCAGAGTTAGAAATAGCGGATGCTGCAATATCAATTGGAATAATCACTGCATACGGTCTGCCAGATTTAATTCTAATTGTTGCTAAATTATAATATGTTCCAGCTGTGGTTAAATTAACACCACCTAATGAAGCTGTTCCGATAGATTGACGTAATCCTTCTGGTGCATAACCACCTTCAATCATAGCAGTTGAACACACTTGTTGTAATACTGCGGCACCTGATATAGTTCCTGTTGTTTCAATTTCATACCTGATAGGTAGGTTTGCAGTTTGCATATAAACAGTTGTTAAATCATTTGCATTTAAAAATGTATGAGCAACAATAAATTTACCATCTATTACAAAACCCACTCTAACTGCCCCCATACCTAACCATTCATAATCAGTAAATAAAATTGTGGCTTTATCTACATTTAAAGTATATCCACTTGCACCTGTACCATCGAGTTTATCTCCGTTCCAAGAAGATTGAGATATTTCAGTATCAACTGCAGATCCAGTTACATATGTTCTTCTTACAATTTTTAATGTAGTACCATCAGCATAAAAGAATATTCCATTATTAGCATCAAAGGTTCCTACCTTTTGTTTAAGGTCTGCTTCTGGAGTATTCATGACAAATGTATTTAATATCAATAATGACTTACCAGGTTGGTAGGACATGACTCTTTTTGATTGTCGAATAACTTTATCACCACTAGCTGTGGTTACATTTAAATTAACGGTTGATTTATTTGCGGTATAAGTAACGGTTCCTGATCCTGTTAAGTCTTCATCAAAGAGATCATTTTTTGACATGACATTTTTAGAATCAAAAATAGTTAAAGGGTTTGAGACTCTTAATCGTCCAAATGCATCATAGGCCGTGGATCCATCTCCACCACTAATTACTGTTGGTTCAACATTTACATTATTACAAGACATTAATTTGACCTCATATTAAACCAAGTAAATCTTTCTATCTCTTGTTTTAAATCTTCTTGAAACGAAAAGTTTAATTGGTTCTTTAATGTTTCTAAAGATGCATTTAACTGACGTTGGTTATCTGCTTCATATTGTTCTTTAGGTTCTGGAATTTGTACTGTAATCTTAGCCATTATCTTCTACCATCAGGTTGAAAGTCAAATCTAAAAGTGCCAAGTCTCCAATTTTGATCTATCGCATCATTTTCTATTTTTAAAGCAGCTAATCTTGCTCTTGCACGAGTATCAATTTTATTAGTGGATGAATTTACTGTAAATGGCCCTAACGATGAACTAGATGCAGTTTGATTTGGAAAATCTCTTAAATTTAAAGTGACTTTAGAATTACCTGTTAAAACTTTATAATCAGGTACAAACCTTCTTATTTTAATAAAAAATTCTCCATCACCATTTAAATCTAAATCAAAATCTCCTGATTGGATGTAAGCAGATATAGCAGTTTTATTACCAAAAAGATCTACTTCATTAACTCCTGTTTCATGTTCGTAATATGTGGAAGCGCCTTGTGATGAAGATATTCCATTTACTATTGGAAGAGTTCCTGCAGTATTTTGAGTAAATTTAGTCATATAAGGTTTATCAAAAATAGAAGTGTCCGCCGCAGAGGTTCTAGCAAGAGATCCTGTAACCCAAGTATTTTCAGAATAATTATAAGTTACTACTCGGTCTACAAAATTTGAACCTGATTTAGCATAAAACCAAGAGATCTCAGAAAATAAACTATTTTTAACTGCGTATACTTGTTCTCCACAGTTTTTATTAATACCTAAATTATTTCCTTTTGTTGTAAATACAAAATCTTCAACTAAACAAGGTAATTTTTTAACAGTCCCATCATATATAAAAAATCCACCTTCATCTGACATCCAAAAAACAGCACCGTCAACAGAAACGGAAGCATTTTGACCAATTAAACCACAGTTTGTCCCTACCTGTCTTATAGAAAAAGTAAAAGGCGGACCCACGAACTGAGACACGTAAGCAGAAGTGTCTGTTTGAATTAAAATATAGTCCTTACCTTTTGCTGCTCCAATAATTTTAGTTCCATTATCAATTCTAAAAGTCCCCGCAGTATTTACTGAAGTAGGAGCATAAGTGTTAATGTCTTCTTGATTCGAAAATCTTATAAACATTTTGTCTTGAGTAGATGGAGTTCCAATAGTTGTTTCAGTTCCTAAATGAAATAAATGTCGGTCTTGTTCTGATACTATGGTCATAACCGATTTTGTAGGATTATTAGATACAGAAGTTGCTCTGGTAGTTAATGCAGAATTTCCTACAGCTTGAATAGGTTGCCATTGAAAAGTTTTTCCATTATGAACTGTTGCGATTAAGTTTTGACCAAAATTATCTAAAGACCATAATCCAGGATCTAAAGTAGCATTTACATTTGTTCTTGGAGTACCCCATGTCGAAGATCCCCATCGTCCTGCACCCCAACCAAAGGCAGGAGTTTCTGTCAAAGGGCCTATTTCAATATAAGGTAACGGATCCAGTGTTCCATCGTTCGTTGCCCCTGTTCCTGTTTCGGCTGTAGGCATTTGAATAGTGAAAGTTGTAGTAGTTGGAATAGTCTGTACCTCAAATACAACATCATCAAAGTCAGTTGCTGTATAACCCGTATCAGGAGAAGTAAATGATCCTGCGTTTTCAAAAGTAAGAAGATCTCCTATTTCTAAATTATGGTCGGTGGTTGTGGTAATTGTTACTACTCTCGACCCATTAGTTGTAGTAATATCTGCTCCTGTTTGTTGTCGGTCTGGGTCAATTGGAGTGATATCATAAAACTGTCCTGAGTAATAAATATATAAACATCTATTAGTCCCTACTGCTGCGTACTTACGACCATCTAAATCTGTATATACATGTTGAGCTCTAGCTACTCCAATTAAAGTATCAGAACTTATTTCTAACCATCCCCCTATTTTTTCAGGCATTCCATATCTAAATCTAACATTATCACCATCCACCCATATATTTTCTGCTTGGGTATCAGTAATTTGTTTATTAAAACCTGGTCTAAATGGTATTTTTGATAAAGCCATAACAGTATTTTACAACAAATTATAAGTTTAGTATAGAACGGGTGTTACTTTTTAGAAGCTTGTTTTTCTTCTTCTTTAGGAAGTTCTTGTTTTAGTAATTCTGAATAGTGTTTTTGAAGTACTTCACAATCCGCAAATTCTAAGGATAATTGTTGTTTTTTGAAGTTAAGATTTTGTAATTTATCTAAGAAAGCTTTGCCTTTATTGGATAAATCATCTGAATTATAATCTTTACCATCAAAGTTAAATTTCATTATTTATACTCCTAACACATTAATGAACATGGCACAATAAACGAACCATCATCATAAGTTTCAATTACTGTTGTTGATAATACTTTTGCAAAACTGCTAGACCTTACAGCATCATCTGATTGTACTTTTGCAGTTCCATCACCATTTGATTGGAGTAAATCTCCTTTAGCGATTGTTTCATTAGCTTTTATTCTAACTACAAATGAACCAACTGATGCTACATAAAAATCATTGTAACCTTCGCCATCTTCGTCATAAGCTATAAACACACCATACACATTTTTAGCATCTACTGTGTCAGATACTTTTGATTTAACGTGTTTAATATCTGTTTCTTTTACGATTGTGGCTTGATAATCTGTTCCTTCATAAGTATGAGCAACAGTATCTCCAACAGATTGATCATCTTGTAATATGTGAGGAACTCTTTGAGAATACGTACTTCCATCTTCTTTTGTTATGTCAAACTCTAAATTATACCAATCACACATTTCATCTAAAGATTCTAAAACTGTACCTTTTAAAATTGTAGGTGTTGAGTTATCTGTAAATCTTGACCAGTGAGTTCCAGTAAAACCATTGTATGATACTGTTGTACCTGATACATTTATTGAACCTTCGTT